TCACGCCTCCCGCTCGCGTGAATACTGCGCAACGTCGGTGATGACTCTCCTCTCCAAAAACAGTGTCACAAGCGTCTTCTGAGCTTTGGGCATTCGGCGTTCCATGGTGGATGTCCCTTTGTGGAGCAACTTGGCAATCTCGGGCATGGTGAATCCGTAGATTCGCCCTAGGAGAATATTCCTGTCGAGCGGATCGAGCGCTGACAATGCCCGATCCGCGTCAATTATCCAAACCAGCCCATGTTCCCCGATAGACGTTGATTCGCTCCGCAGTCTCATGCGAACGTACTTGGCAAGCGCCCTCATGGCTGCGGCGCGATTCCGGTACTCGTAGTCATCCTCGTCTACGTCTGCGATCATGCGCATGTCGGCCTCGCGTGAACGCGATTCCCGCTACGCCGGGATTCGTTACGGAAGCATCGGGCCGCCAGCTCGCTAAGAGGCGGGGCTCCGAAGCTCTTGCGCTGATCGATCTCCCGGCGCAATGCACTTGGTAAATCGGCGATGGTTTTGCCAGTCGCCGGAATCAGGTGAAGGCTGTAGCTGTTCTCTCTCACTGTGCCCTCAGCTTTCTGTGCACGCGCGTCTTCACGCTGTCGGGAACTCGGATCGTCGTGTACTTCCGTTTCTTGAGAGTTCCATCGGAGTGGAAGATCAGAACTCCCGGTTCGTTCTCCACCAGGCGCTTCACCACGTCATAAGAGAGGTGCCAGAGTTCGGAGAGCTCGTCGATTGTGTAGTGCCGCTCAGCGGACACGTCATTGGGCTGCGGTGTGTTGGACTGGGTACTCATGCGGGCAACCTTCCTTCTGGTTCGTGATCGGGAGCGTGTAAGTCGAACAAGGTCGGGACGTTCAGCGCCTGTTCTTCGGAGTGGCAATAAGCAATGGAGTCGGCAAAGTACCGCGGGCTCAGTTCGACGCCGTAGCCCTTGCGTTTCAGTTTGAGTGCCCGGTATGCGACGGTACCGAGGCCGGAAAATGGATCGAATACCGTCTCGCCTTCCATGCTCATCTGAGTGATCACGCGGTCGGCTAAGTCAAATTGCATCGGGCAGAGATGCATCTCTTTCCCCTTGGCGCTCTGCGCACCGTTCAGGGTCAGCATCCGCGTGATGTCTGTCCACACGTCGGGGTGCCAGCTTTGCGGCTGGAGAAGCATGAACGTTGTGGGCAACAGGCTTTTGTAGACGTGGCAGAAGCACGGTTCCCCATCCACAATCTGGCCGCAAACTTTGCCTTCATCGTCGTCTTTAGTGCCAAGGTGGATGTGATTGCAGAAGCCGCACAGTTCCAGCGACTCGCTGATGCGAACGTGCTCCTCCAGGTCATAGACGTTGGTGAGCGAGTGTTCGCGGAAAGCCTTGAAGATGTCGGAATGACGCATCGCCCGTAGTTCCTCGGTTGCTAACAGGCGATTGCCGCTGGAGCGTTCGAATCCGTGGGCGTCAATCTGCCAGCGTGAACGAGAGTACTTGGCCTTCTCTTTACCCACGGGCACATCGGCATATCCGTTGCTGCAATCAGACGGCGGCTTGCGGAACAGCAGCAAGTACTCGGGCATTCCCACGCCCATGCGTGAACCGTCCTTGCACTGCTCAGTCCAGCCGAGGCGGTACGTCTGATTGTTTTCGCGCACCACATCGGTAACCACGGTCTTCATGCCGAGATAGGCGAAGCCATGCTTTTCGTAGTGCCGGATGGCGTCGCAGTGAAATGGATAGGCCGTCTGGAATCCAAGGCCGGTCATTCCTCCGGGCACGATCCGGTCCTTTACGTGGATGGCCGCAATGCGACCAGGTTGAAGGATGCGCAGCAGTTCAGGACTCAGGAAGTCCATCTGTTGCCAGAAGTGTTCGTTCGATTCGGAGTGGCCGAAGTCGTTATATGAAGGCGAGTACTCGTACTGCATCGAAAACGGAATCGAGGTGAGAATCAGATCCACACAGTTATCTGGCATCTGCATGGTCTCCAGCACGGCATCGTTATTGACCAGCGTGTGGTTCTCGCCCTTCACTTCCACGCGCTCGCATCCAAGCGATCGCTTCAACTCGTTTTCAATCGCTCCGCTGCCCAGCCCGTACTCGCGGATGATCTGCGACATCTGGGCCGTCAGTTCCTTGTGCCGTTCCCATTTCTCTTCCAGCACGCGGCGAATCTCGCGTTCCGCTTCCGTGTAGATCAAGTCGACGCGCACGGTCTTGGTTTGCAGATAGCGATAAAGGCGGTGGAGACTCTGGGCAAAGTCGTTGAACTTGAAGCCGATGCCGAGATAGATCGCCCATGAGCAATGCCGCTGCATGTTCGTTCCACTGCCGAGCATCGACGGCTTGCCGCCCATCTCCTGAATCTGGCCATCGCAGAAAGCAATCAGAGATTCTTCAAGCTCCTGCTGGCCTTTCGGAGTAGATCGTTGCGCGCCATAGATCGTCACGACTGACGGCACGGCCTTCTCAATCGCCAGCCGCTCGTCCTCCAGGTCGTGCCAGATAATCCGGTGGGCCTCGGGATCGATCTTGCGAAGCTCGATAAGCTTCTCTATCCGAGCATCCAGGCTGTCACGCTTTTCACGCGCGGCATCCGGAAGGCAGAGCGCGGAATTCTTCAGGAGCTTTCCTTGGCCGTAGCTCTCCCAGCCAGCATCGCTGTGATCACTGGGGATTTCATGCCAATGAACTTCCATCGCCGGAAGCTCGTAGCCTTCGTCGCTGTATCCGAGGTCCGAGGGTTTCTGAACGAACACGGCAAAGGTGCTCAGCCAGAGGTAGAACTCTCTGACCTTGTGCGGATGGATCGTGAGGCAATCGGCCTTCGTGGAATCCCGCTTAAAGAAGCGCGTCTTTGCTTGCCCGACATCCATCACGTCCAGGAATGCGGAGTAGGCGAGCAGCTCAATGTAATCGTTCGGCGATGGTGTGGCCGTGGCTACGAACTTGTATTTCCCGTTGTTCTCAAACAGGCGCATGAACTCGCGGAAAGTCTTCGTACCTCCGAAGCCTCGCAAGCACGCGGCCTCATCCAGAGAACAGCCGGCGAACTCGTTCGGGTCCAGCTTGCCATCACGCACCGTCTCGTAGTTCGTCAGGAAGATCACCGGGCGCGGATCGTCGAATAGGTCCGATTGCGCGCAATCTTCCATGCGGCGAATGAAGCAAATGCGAATCCCGATCATTTCCGCGTCGCGTTTGAACTCCTGACGAACGCCAAGGGGAGCGATGATCAGTGACCGACCGCCCGACTTCTCTGCAATCAGCCGCATAATCTCAAGCTGAATGAGGCTCTTGCCGAGTCCAAAGGAGGCGAAGATTGCAGCGCGGCCACGATGCACGGCCCATTGCACGATGTCACGCTGGTGCGGCTTCAACAGCGGATGAATCTCGCTGGGGGAAACGTCAAAGCCGCACCCCTTGGAAAACTGGAACTTAGCTCTTAGAAAATCCTGATAGGCAGCGAGACGAGCGGAACTCATGACTCCTGCCCCTCACTGGTTGGAACTTGTTGCAGCTCTGAATTTTGGGCACTAGACTCTAATCTGGAATCCTGTGTCACTGAAAGTTGCCCATCATGCCCGATTACTTTGTCTGCCCGAAATGCGGCCAGAAAATCATCAAAGCTACTTCCGAGCTTGATGCTCTGGCAGGCGTACTCCGTGCCATCTGCCCCGGTTGCGGTAGTGAAACTCGTGAGGACGATGTCAGACGCGAGTCTCAAAATATCGTTGAACAGGTCATCCGGGACCTCTTCCGGAAACCGTGACCAAACCAGCTCAGCTAGTTCGTCAAGCTGCGCCTTCACTTCGTCCACATTGAAACCTAGGCGGCAGTAGATTGGGTGAGCGTCCGTGCTCACGCCCTTAAGCTTGTCCAGCGCGGGGCCTGTGGCTTTTGCCGGGTCAAAGGACGAATAGATCGACAGGGCCTGCGAGTCGGCGTTGGCAATTGCTTCGATAACGTCCTTCGGATTCACACCGTCTCCTTGTCCTGCTTGTCTGTGGCGCGCCTCCTTAGCGGGGTTCCGATAGCGTTTCCATTGGTGGCCCGTGTGTGGGTGGTATGGGGAAGTCTAGAGTCGGCGGCTGGGGGCACGCTTGCTCTCATGGTCGTCCAGTTAATATCTGGGCGAAGTTCCTCACAGGTGACTTTTCCTTTTGTGATCTGCTCAATTGGTAAGCAGTGCTTGAGTGGGACTTTTCGCCCGGGGAGTTTCCATTGATTCACGGCAGCCTTACTCACACCCAGAAATCCGGCAAGCTTGGCCTGTGATCCTATGATTCCAGCAGCTTTCTCTAGTGCATTCATGAGACGAAAGTATAGAAATACCTGTACTATGTCAAGGAAAATCTATCTTTACTTTTCGCCGTTGGGTAAATACTTTTCTTTACTGAGGGACTTTATGAAACTAAGCGCCGTCATGAACGTGGCAAGCTGGGTCCGTGCAGCAAGAGAAACAGGCGGGTTTACGCAGGAACGCCTCGGGGAACTGTTAGGAGTGACGAAAGCGAATATCTCCGCATGGGAAAACGGCAGGCATGAACCGTCGTTCGAGCAACTCTCCAAGATGAGCAAGTTGACCGGGGCGGAACTCCACTTCGGAGCCGAGAATGTGAGTCCCGCTTCCATCGGTACGCGAAAAGTGCCAGTCCTGGATCACGTTCAGGCGGGGGCATGGACGGGGGTTGACTCTGGGCTCTCGGAATCTGACATCAGAGAATATGTGCTATCGAGCCTAGACCTATCCCCGTCCGCATTTGCGATGTTTATTCGCGGCGATTCCATGCTTCCGGAATTTCGAGAAGGCGACATGATCATTGCAGAAGACCCGGAAGTTGCACCTCCTCGCCCTGGCGACTTTGTGGTAGCGGTGAATGGAAGCGGAGAAGCAACGTTCAAGAGATACCGGGAGCGTGGCCTGAATGAAGCCAGCCAGAACGTGTTTGAGCTTGTGCCTTTGAATCCCGACTATCCCACGATGCGGTCAGATGTGACCCACATTCGGATCGTCGGTACAATGATGGAGCACCGCAAATTCAGGAGAAAGTGAGACCGACTAGAAGTGTCCACCTTCAAGGTTATTGCAGGAGATTTTGGGCAGGACCGCGTTGGGCAGTTATTTTGGGGACCACTGTACGGGAAGAATCAGGGGCTCCAGATGCCGATAAACGGGGCGTCATTCAGGACGGAGCATGTGGGAGGTGGAGAGATAGCGTCACTAGAGATTGCGACTGAGCAGAACCTGAAAAAGATGTCCGGCTCCATCGGATGGGGTCTGGTCGGAGGCGTAGCCTTTGGCGTCGTAGGGGCTGCTGCTGGCGTGCTCTCTGGTGGGAGGAAGACGGAGATAGTCTTCACTTGTCTGCTTTCCGATGGACGGCGGTTCTTGGGGAAATGTGATGCGAAGACATTCACCAACCTTCAAGCGCTAGCGATGTCGCAGCCGGTGTCCGTAAGCCAAAATTCCTCCCGGCCCCAGTCGTCTGGTAAGTTCACACCTCGCAAAACGGAATATGTTCCATCCGCCGACTTGCGCACAGCATGTCTCGAAGGCAGACACTATGCCTGCGGTTCCCAGGAGTGTTCGTGCGGTTGCCACGCACCCGCTGGTTCGAAAGAAAAGACTGCATACGAGGCCAAGAAGCTTGGAATCTCTCCTCTGAAATTTCGTCTGATCGAGTGCGGGGTGGCATTGGCCATCATTGCGGTATTTATAGGAATAGTGCTCTACATTCTGAGATAGCCCTACAGAGCTTAGGCTAGAGCTTTCCCCCACCGCCCTCCCCGGGCGGTTTTTCTTTACCCAGAACTCCTAAGGGATATATTTTCCTGTACACGAAGTAAAGAAAACGCTTGACAGAGGTAAAGAAAAAGCGATACTTTGTCTCTGGATCAAACCTTAACACTCTGCAAGGGGTTTCACATGGAAAGCTTCCCGAAACCAGTACCGAATCAGGATGTGGTCCGTAGCTCCATTCTGGGCAAAACGCCCTTTTCCCTCAAACTTCCGGGCGGATCGCTTCGCGGCGACGCGGCAATGTTCCTTCCGCTGGAGTCTTCCGTAACCGCTGGGCCACAGGTGATCCAGTGACCAACCCAGCCCAAGTGAGAGACAAGTTTCTGGGAGTCCTGCAACAGACGTTCGATGGAGGCTCCGCTTTTGTATCCGGAGTTTTCCGTTTGGCATTCCTCTTTCCCGCCATAGTCTGCGCGTTCTTCATGGTGCTGTTCGATGGCGGTTATGAGCTCGCATTCAAGGCCCCCAAGGTTCTTCAACTCCCCATTCAGTTTCCGAGGAAAGCGAGCCGCTAATCATGTCCACGTATCCCTCTTTTGATTTCGACCCGAAGCCACTGCCGGACCCATCGCGTCGCAAGCACGGCGGGGATGCGAACAGCGAAGCGGCCAACGCCAGAGTTCACCAGTGGAAGCCTTACTGGGAGGCGCGAATTCTGGACCTTCTGCAGGCTGCTGGTCCGATGGGTATGACGTCCAGCGAAATCTCAATCGCACTCGGAACTAAAGAACAGCCGGTTGCAAAGAATTTGTTTTCAGGCCGTCTGCGTGACATGTGGGATGACGGGCGAACGTTCCGTCCCGGCAAGCGCGAAGGCGAATGGATCAACGTGTTCAGCAAGTTCAGACACGCATAAGACGAGAAAGGACGCGACACAGTGAGTGAACTGAATCTACCAGCGGGCTGCACACAAGCACAGATCGACCACATCTTTGGTGGCGAAGAGATCCGGTGCGGTGAGTCCGTCAAGGGTAAGCACTGCAACTCCGAAGAATTCCAAGCCCTGATCACCTGTGAGGGTGAATTCCAAGACGCGAAATGCGGCTACAAGTACGCCGTCCCAGTTCAGCGCGATGGTGGCGATTGGGTGACGGTCGGTTCAGCGGATTGCAAAATCTGCGGCTACGACGACAACCCGAGAACGGGCGTGGTCTGCACTCGTTGTGGCAATGACGCTCCCGAATTCTGCACGGACTGTGGCTCCATCCCTTGCCACTGCAACCCATTCGATTCGCGGGATGACCGCTAATGTGCGCACCGAATTTCGTTCCAGGTAACCCATTCCGAGGACTCGGTATTGCGTGTGGTCTCGGACTCGGATTTTACGCAGTAATCGGCCTTTTGATTTGGCGGCTAGTCCGCTAACGGAGAGAAGAGATAAGACATGACGACACAGCAAGTGATTCCCAATGAACCATCGGCGCTGGCAGTTATCGAAACGATGACTCCAGCACTCATCTTCGGGGCAGGCGCAATCGATCCGCTGCTCATTCGGATCAGGGCAGAAGTGACGGCCCGCGCCTCCGAACTCACGGTGGAGACACCGACCGGGCGTAAAGAGATTGCCTCTCTCGCCTATAAGGTCGCTCGCAGCAAGACGTTCATCGACGAACAGCGCAAGCTGCTGGTCAAAGACGAAAAGGAACGCCTCAAGAAGATCGATGCAGAGGGTTCGCGCATTTGGTCTGAACTGGAGACATTGCAGACCGAGGTTCGCCAGCCGCTTACCGATTGGGAGAATGCGGAGAAAGATCGCGTCGCCAAGTTAGAGACGACGGTTAACGCCCTTCAGGATGCTGCTGACCTTGGTATGAATCCATCGGTGGACGCCATCGCCGCGCGGATTGAAACCGTGGAAGCGTTCGATACCGAAGCATGCGCAGAGTTCACGCGCCGCGCCGAACTGGCTAAGTCAGATGCTCTGCATTCTCTCCGTAATCAGCTTGCCGTTGCTCAGCAGCGTGAAGCGGAGCGCGCTGAACTAGACAAACTCCGTAAGGAAGCTGCGGAGCGGGCAGCCAAAGATGAGCAGGATCGCAAGGCGCGCGAAGAAAAGGATCGTGCTGAAGCCTACGCACAGATGCTGCTCAAGCAGGCAGAAGAGAAAGCTGCCAAAGAAAAGCGGGACGCCGATGCCAAGGCCGAAGCCGAACGTGTGCGCATGGAGAACGAAGCCCGTCAGGCCACAGAGAAGGCCGAACGTGAGAAGCGTGAAGCTGAGGAACGCGCGGCCAAGGCGGAAGCGGATGCAAAGGCCGCAGCGGAGAAAGCGGAGAGCGATCGCAAGGCCGCTGAGTTGAAGGCGCAACAGGATCAGGAAGCAGCAATCCAGCGTGAGCGTGAGCGCGTTGAACGCGAGAAACAGGCAGCTGCGGATGCTGAGGCCAAGCGTGAAGCGAACAAGCGTCACTGCGCAAAGATCAATCGCGAAGCGCTCTCCGCATTTGTCGAGGCGGGCATCAACGAGACGCTGGCTAAAACCGTGATTGAGCTGATCGCTAAGAACCAGATTCCCAACATCAAGATCACCTACTAAGGGGAGTTTATGAACGAAGAAACGACAAAGTCTCAGGCACTCACTGTAGCGGCAACGCCGATGCAGATGCTTCAGATGGCAGTCTCGCAGAATGCCGACCTGGACAAGCTGAGCAAGCTGATGGACCTTCAGGAGCGTTGGGAAAAGAACGAAGCTCGCAAGGCATTCGATGCCGCCATGGCCGCGTTCAAGTCCAATCCTCCACAGTTGTTCAAGAACAAACAGGTTAAGTTCGCCACTTCCAAAGGCACGACGGAATATAAGCACGCGACTTTGGATCAGGTGGCAATCGCGGTGGGTGAAGCACTGGCTCCGCACGGTCTTTCTTTCCGCTGGAACGTCGAACAGATTCAGGGAAAGATTCGCGTGACCTGCATTTTGGCTCATGCGGCTGGTCACTCCGAATGCGTTCAGATGGAAGGCGGGGCTGATGATTCCGGCCTGAAGAACAGCATTCAGCAAGTCGGAAGCACGGTCACTTATCTTGAGCGTTACACCTTGCTGGCTGCCACAGGCATGGCCGTCAAGGATCAGGATGACGACGGCGCGGCTGCAACGATTTCAGCCGGCCACTCTGCGACATTGCTCGGAAGCATCAAGAACGCCGCGAATCTGAATGACCTTCAGGTGGCATTCAAGGATGCCTACACACAGGCCGTGGGTGCGAAGGATAAGGCTTCCATGGCTAAGTTCATCGAAGCCAAAGACCAGCGGAAGTTGGAACTGACCACCGCGGCATCGACCCAGGCAGAACCTTCCGCAACATCCACAGCAACATCATCACCAGCTCAGCCTGTCTCGTCCGACTACCTCTATGAGGATGGCGTCATGGACTGCCAAGTGCTTGATGTGCGCGTGAAGGAAGACGTGAAGGACGGGACGGGCGCTGTGACTAAGAAGGGTTCTGTGACGGTCACAGTGAACGCTCCCGATGGGCAGAACGCAACTCTGTCTTGCTGGCATAAGTCGCTTTGGCCCGCACTGGCTTCGATTCAGAAGAACATGCGCGCCATCTTCACGGTCAAGGAATCGGGCAAGTATCTCAACATCGAAGACGTTCGCTCCATCGGATCGCAGTGCTTCCGCGATGGCAAGGCAGTGGACAGCAACAGCAACGGAGAGGTCTAGGAGCCGACATGAACATCATTACCTGCGTACAGGGAACACCAGAGTGGAAGGCAGCGAGGGCCGGTAAGATCACCGGCTCCCGTATGCCGGATGTAATGACCAAGCTAAAGAACGGTGGCGATTCGAAGGTTCGCACCTCTTATAAAGCGCAGATCATCGCAGAGATTCTTACCGGGGAACCGCAGGACGATCTCTTCATCTCTGGTCCGATGCGTCGCGGCATTGAGTTGGAACCATTCGCCCGCGCTGCTTATGAGATGAAGACGGACGTGATGGTTGACCAGGTGGGGTTTGTGATCCATCCCAACGTCACGCGCCTCGGGTGCTCTCCTGACGGCCTTGTGGGCGAAGAGGGCATGGTTGAGTTCAAGTGCCCACTTCCGGCAACTCACATCAAGTACCTGCTCGAAGGCGGGGCTCCGGAAGAGTATCAGCCGCAACTGCTGACTGAGCTTGCAGTCTGTGAGCGCAAGTGGAACGACTTTGTTTCGTTCTGCCCAGAGATGCCTGAGGGCCTTCAGCTCTTCATCGTTCGCTTTGATCGTGACGGTAAGCGCATCGCGGAAATCGAAGATGCGGCCATTCAGTTCAATCGCGAGGTTGATCAGATCGTGCGTGAGCTTCTGTCAAAACAGGAGGCCGCATGACAGCAGCAGCAAAACAGACCGGGACGGTGTCGTTCTTTGACGCCGCCCGGGGGTATGGATTCATTCAGCCTGACGGGTTCGATGCAGAGGACGTGTATGTGCATCGCACCGGGCTCCTGAGTGAGTCCAAGAGCCTCGCTAAGGACCAGCGGGTGAGGTTTGACGTAGTAGCCACGTCGCGCGGTCCAGCGGCAGTCAACGTAGTGGAAGCAGGGGAAGGGAGATAGATGCCGAAGTCAATCACAGAGGAATTGTTCTGCGAGTTTTCGCAGGATGAGATGGATGCAAAGGGGCAGGAGCTGAGCTCCACGATGCTCGAGTACGACAACGTGGAGAGCCAGAAGAAGGACGCCACCAAAGAGTTCACTGACTCGCTGAAGGAGTTGCGAGGGCGTATGCGCTCCATCTCCAAGAACATCCGGCGCAAGGGTGAAGCGCGTGCCGTCTCGTGCCATGTGTTGTTTCACGTCCCGGCTGTCGGGACTAAGCGGATCGTCAGGATAGACACAGGGGAACTGGTACGTGACGAGCCAATGAGCAATGACGAAATGCAGGAGAACTTGTTCGGGGAGATAAACGACCTGGAGCGGCTGTACGGTCAGGGTCCAGACGACAAGAAAGACGACGGCGACAAGAAGTAGCTTGCGACGGCAACGGGACAGTAGGCGAGATGAGTAAGTACCGGAAGATTGAAACTCGAATTTGGAATGACGCTAAGTTCCGCTCTCTGAGCGAGCGCGGAAAGCTAGTGTTCCTTTTTTTGCTGACGCACCCAAATATGACAATGCTCGGAGCGATGAGAGGGTCGCTGAGTGGACTCGCCGATGAACTTCAAATTCCAGCGGAAGGCTTTCGGGAAGCCTTTGCGGAAGCCTTGTCGAAGGGTCTCGTAAAGCATGATCAGGAAGCCTGTTTCATATGGCTCCCAAACTTCCTCAAGTACAACCGACCAGAGTCTCCGAACGTGGTCAAATCTTGGCCAGAAGCTTACGACTTGCTACCCGAGTGTGAGTATAAGCACCTTGTTTTTCAACGCGCTAAAGGCTTTGCGGAAGGCTTAACCAAAGGCTTTAGGGAAGCCTTTACGGAAGCCTTTCCGAAGACCTCCCCTAATCAGGAACCGGAGCAGGAGCAGGAACCGGAACAGGAAGAGAGTACGCAAAAACCCCCTGTTCCCAAGATCTGCGCTACCCGGAAGAACTTCGATTGTGAGGTTCCTCCGGATGATTGGAACGAACTGCAGTGCTCCGATTGGTTTTGGTCTCAGCTCTTTGTGATGCCAGATCGTATGTCCAACGAAGCTTGCGCAGAGAACCTGAGGCTTTACGCGAGAGAGAGAAAGATGCCGGTGGCAACGGTTTCAGTGGAAGTGCTGGCACGGGCGAAGTTGGCAATCGAAAACGGCGAAAAGATCAATCGGTTCTGGTTCACAGATGGTCAACACAAAGCAACAGCAGGGGGAGCAAATGGGATTCGAGTTGCAGCGTCGGCAGCAGCGGGGGCAGGACAGGCAAGAACAGAGCATAACTTATCCGCGGCCCAGCGTGCTATTCAGCGCGAACTCGCCAATTCTCAAGCGGGTAGCGATCATCATGGCCGTAACGCGTCTGGCGGGTATCACTAAGGCGACGGTTGACGAAGGGATTCAAGGAATTTACGCCGATGTCCTGGAGGACATCGAGCCAGCTACGCTCGCCAAGATTTTCGAGCAGGCGGAGTGCACGTGCAGGTTTCTGCCAGTTCCGGCCGAGTTACGCGAGATGGCTGGAATCGGCGGCGATGCAGAGTCCTTGGCTTCGTGGGAGTTCGTTCAGAAATTCATGGAACGCCACGTAGAGCGCAAGGGCCCTGAAGGTTACGGGATTGTCGAGGGCCTCGGGCGGATTGAGTGGACTGACGGGAAACCGCATTGCAAGCGGATCCCTGTCCCGGAGATTCCCGAGGCAATCGAACACGCGGTTCGCATCGTGGGTGGGTGGAGTCGTCTGAAGGAAATGACCGACGAGCAGTACCCATGGGTGAAAAAGGAATTTGCGCAGGCTATTGCGAACTATGACCGGACAGGCCGCGCGGCAACGAGATTGGCACTTGCTCCGGTTGTGCAGGACATGGTGAAGAGGCTTACTGGCGCGTCCAAGACGCTGCCCAGTGTTGAACCAATTAGCAGCACAGTTCAGGAGGATCAGTGAAGAACGTGGAAGTAAAACAGCGCGGTATGGGGTCGATGTTCGTCTGCACCAGATGCCAAACGGTGCGCCAGTTCGGGTTCGGTCTCCCGGACGATGTGACGGTTGAACCCTTTCTGAACTGCTCGAAATGCGGTAAGCCGACGCGTCACCAGTTCAGCCGGCTGGCTCCGATGGTTGGGCTGAAACTGCCGTACGGCGAAACGAAGTGGGTGATTGAAAGCGAGGTACTGAAAAATGCGTGAGCGATTCGGTTTCTCAGTTTTCTGTCACCCGGAGCCTCAGGGATCGGCCAAGGCTTTCATTCAGAAGGGCCGTGCCATCGTCACCAGCGATAACAAAAAGCTCAAGCCTTTCCGTCAGGAAGTAACACAGACGGCCATCTTGGAAGTTCGCCGCGCTGGCTTCACGACACCCATCGCCGGGAAGCATGAGCCGGTTACGTTGTCTCTTGTTTTCGTCTTTAACAAGCCGCCATCGGCTCCGAAGCGTCGTGAGTACCCTGCGGTCAAACCAGACCTTGACAAGCTCACACGCGCCACGATGGACGCGCTTACGGGCGTTCTCTTTCTGGACGATGCACAGGTTGTATGCCTGGATGTTTCGAAAGAGTACGGAGAGATCGAACAAGTTCGCATCGGGATGTTCTCGCACACGACAGCGGTTCATCAGGAGTTGTCCAGGTGAAGCCGTTCGAATATTTTGAGCTCGCGTTCGAGCGCTACGAGGAAATGCGTGAGTGCAGCGGAGCGACGCCGACCGTGATGTTTCGCGACGGATCGGCGAGCAGTCAGGGGTTCGTTGGGAACCCCTTGACTGAGTACATCGCTGATTTCGAACTGACATCGGCGCGGGCTCTGCGGAAGTGGCCAGCACGCGCAAAGTTCTTCCGGCTGCACTTTCTTTGCGGAATTGACGATCTGGCTGCAATTGCGAAGCACCTGGAGATGGATGAGAACACGGCTTGGAAGTGGAAATGGATGCTTCAAAGCTGTGTCGGGAACGAGCTTCGCAAGTGCGGAAAGATCGCAAAGAAGTCCAACGTTTTCATTTTCACAACACATTACGAGAAAGGACGTAACACGATGAGACGCCAAACAGAGATTGAAATCGAGGCGGGCCAGTGAGCAATCAGAAGGCTGTCGTCAAGATCACGAACCTAGAAATGAAGTGGAATAGCGACTCCTGCACGATGTCGGTTGAAGGTATGTCGCTCAAGTGCCCAGTGTGCAGAGTGCTGGTCGAGAGCGGCCAGAAGCATTCCTGCAAGCAGCCGAAACTTACCGAAATACCAGTATTACGGGGAAAGTCGGTGCGCCGTGGCTAACACCTCAATCGAATGGGCAAAGAACGCTGATGGGTCCGATGGTAAGAGCTGGAACCCGATTCGCGCGCGGAATATAAAGACTGGCAAGGTCGGCTGGTACTGCCAGAAGTGCTCACCGGGATGTCTGCACTGCTACAGCGAGCGTATGAATCTGCGCGTCTCGGCCGATGGCTTGCACGGAATCGGCAACGGCATTCCATTCGCGGCGGATAAGTTCGACCAGGTGGAACTGTTCTTAGACGAAGAGGTTCTGTTGGCTCCGCTGAAGTGGAAAAAACCAACCAAGGTATTTGTCGAGAGTACGAGCGACTTGTTTGGTGTGTGGGTGGGTGAAGACTGGCTCGACAGGATCTATGCAGTTGAGGCGCTCTGCCCTCAGCACACGTTCATCCACCTGACAAAGAGGCCGGGCCGCAGGAAGAGGTATCTCAAGAGTCTCTGTCTCCGTCAGGAGTTTGTAGGGATTGAAGCGGAATATATTTCCGGGCTCTGCCGCTACGTTGGCACCGCGCCGCGTTGGCCGTTTCCGTTGCGCAATGTCTGGGAAGGTATCACCGTCGTCAATCAGGCTGAGTACAACAATCTTGGGCTTCTGGAGACTCCGTTCTGGTTATCCATTGAGCCAATGCAAGGCCCGATCTGCCTGCACCTGAACATGAATAAGGACTCGGCTGGTCGCATCGGCTGTGAAGACTGCGGAGCGATTGACGTTCCAGTGATTGCACTTCCGTTCTGGGTTGTCTGCGGTGGGGAGACTGGCCCAGGCGCACGCATCATTCATCCTGAGTGGGTGCGGACTCTGCGTGATCAGTGCGCGGCTACTAAGGTTCCGTTCTTCTTCAAGCAGTGGGGCGAGTGGAAGGCGGAGTCGGTGGATGGGACGGAAGTCGAGTTGTCGAAATTGGCTCCTAATCAGTGCGTCACCTTTGGTGATGGAGAGACAAACCACACACTGCACACGCGAGTCGGCAAGGTAGCCGCTGGACGCTTGCTTGATGGCGTAGAGCATAACGAGTTCCCCGAGGTGGCCCGATGACGCGCCTCCGGAAGCTATGGCTGCACGTTCGCCTTCTATGGTCGGGAGTCTGCCCGAAGCACGGCAAGGTAATCGAATTCTTGGACTCTGGCTGCGAGGTCTGCCAGCACGAGTCTCTCCACCGGCGCGCACGTGGCGCGGCAACGCAACTGGTCGAACTCCGCGCAATCAATGGAGGGCAACGTGGCTAAGCACTGCTTAACGATGTGCGGATGCGTTGAATGCAGTGGGATTCGTGACGAGGCTAAAAAGGCTCACGGGTACCACATCATCGACGGGAAAAGAACTCCGAAGCATGAAGGTTGCTCGGGATGCGTTGCAATGATCGCACGCTCGGAAAAGAGGAATCCCCGTGGCTGAGCACCCGATTCTTTTTAGCAGTCCGATGGTTCGCGCTCTTCTCAATACGCGGGTGGGTACCTTTCCACCCGTGGCCATCGACCCGAAGCATCCATGCAAAGGTATGACGCGCCGGATTCCGGATGCGAAGAACGCCAAGTGGAAGGTCGGTGACCGTCTGTGGGTGAAGGAGACTTGGATCCCTGTGAGATGGGGGAGTTACGATGCGGTACCTAGAGACGAGAAGCTTCTCTCATGGGATAGGCCATGCATTCAGTACGCCGCTGATGAGGTTCACGGCTATCACAAGGTCTGGGACTCATACGAAGGTCTGTGGCGCCCATCCATCTTTATGTTCCGTTGGGCCTCGCGCATCCTGCTCGAAATCACGGCGCGCAACAATGAACCGTTGCAGTCGATTACTGAACAGGAGGCAATTGCGGAAGGCGTTGAAAAACGTGGCGAGTTCCCCAATATCACGCCATGGAGGAACTATCAGGCTCCTGCGGGCTGTCCCGGAGTGATGCACTTTTCAACCGCAGCACGGTCATTCTGTTCTCTTTGGGATTTGTTGAACGCCTCTCGCGGCTACACATGGGACACCAATCCGACTGTCAGCGCGTTCAGTTTCAAGCGTGTGGAGGTGGCCCGGTGAACGCGAGACAGCTTGAAATCATCCAGCACACGCTCGGGGTTGACCAGTACGGGCGTTTTCCGAGGGGCGGGCAGTATCGCAATTTCTTCTGTGCGGGCGGTGCGGACGAGGTGATCTGCCGCGAACTGGTCGCGTTGGGCCTCATGAAGCAGCACGCGACGACAGAGGTTTATCCGGACTTCAACTGCTCAGTGACGGACGAAGGGCGGGTGGCGATGTTCAAAGCCAGCCCCAACCCTCCGAAGCTCTCGAGAAGTCAGAAACGGTACCAAGCATTCTTAGACGCCGATTGTGGTGTGACGTTCGGCGAGTGGATAAAGCGTGAAAGGCAATGGGTAGAGCAGTGATTCGTTACGGTTCAGTTTGCTCGGGCATCGAAGCGGCCACGGTCGCGTGGAAGCCGCTCGGGTGGAAGCCAGTGTTCTTTGCGGAGATAGAGAAATTTCCATCGGCGGTACTGAAACATCATTATCCGGAGGTTCCAAACCTTGGCGACTTCACCAAGATTGAAGCAACAGACGCAACCGCAATCGACCTTCTGGTCGGAGGAACACCTTGCCAAGATTTCTCAGTCGCAGGACTCCGAGCAGGACTTGACGGGGAACGCGGGAATCTCTCGCTCGAATTTCTTAAACTGGCTCAACGCCTCAGGCCCCGTTGGGTGGTTTGGGAGAACGTCCCCGGAGTCCAATCCTCGTGGACCGATGACGCAGCGCGTCTGGAGAATGCGCAAAACGAGCAGCTTATCGCAGAGGCTCGACGAGCTGGAGAACTCCTCGGATTGGACATCGGCTTCGGAAGCCCAGATTCAGGCGATGGCGACTTTGAGGAAGTTGTGCAAACCAACGATCTTAGCGTCTTCCTCGAAGGGCTGTCAGAACTCGGCTATGGGTGGAGCTATCGGATTCTGGACGCTCAATACGCTGGAGTACCACAGCGGCGCCGTCGCGTCTTCGTTGTCGGACATCTTGGAAGTTGGGAACGTCCCGCTGCGGTACTTTTTGAGCGCCACAGCCTGTCGGGGTATCCTCCGCCGCGCAGAGAAGCGAGGCAAAGAGTTGCCCGTGGCGTTGCGGTTGGCCCTTCAGGCGGTGAGTTCACCGAAACATCCTGCACGCTCGATACCCGCTGCAAAGACGGAGCAATCCGCAATCAATTAGGAATGTTGGCCGTGGATGGCAATTCGGTTGCGGGGGGGGGCGGATCGTCGGAACAATGTCGCACCAATCTCATGGAGGAGTCGATACGCAGTCAGCGTTATCTGGATACGTCATCCCCGTGCGGAGCAGTGACGAGCAAATGGGCCAAAGGAACAGGGGGCCCGAGCGGAGACGAGTGTCAGGACCTAGTGGTGACCGGGGGTTCCTTTGACTCACCCATCACGCAATTCGGAGACATCGCAGGTTCACTTACATCGCGTCACGATTCTAGTCCCTGCGCAGATAGAGGCATGAACATCGTCGCTTGCGCGTTAACTCAGAACCCGTATGGGGATACAGCTAGTCGGGAATCACTGCTCATCCCAACCCTGGACGCTGATGCGATCGCTTTCAATATTCATTCGGCGAACTCGTGTGCCATGCGCGGAAAGGGCCTAAGCGAAGCTGCTTTTGAAACGGAAGTATCTAGGGCCATTGATACGGGGGGATTCACTGCTGGCCAAGGTGGAACGGTAATCGCGTATCGCACCGCGGGAGATGGGGCCGTGTATGAAGAGGGGGACTGCACGGCTCCTCTCACCACTGCCACAGATCCGAGCACGAACGTAATCGCCTTCTCCGCGAAGGATCACGGTGCCGATGCGTCGGAAGAGATTAGCCCGACTCTCCGCGCCGGTGGCTTCGACAAGAGTCACGCGAACTCTGGAAACTGGATGGCCGTAGCATTCCGTGCGTCGGGACAGGATGGGTTCACGCCATCGGAGGTATCTCCGCCGGTCCTGAATAGCGATGGTGGGGGTGCGGGTGCTCCGACCGTGTGTTACGGAATTGACGAAGAGCAGAACGCCAACGATGAATTAATGGGATGCCTGAAATCACGCGAGACAGGCGGGGGCTTTGAGGGGAGCGTGGCTTATGGTTTCTCCGCTGGACAATCACCACAGGCGGGAAGTATCGCCTACCAGCCAGAACAGTCGCCAACTCTGCGCGGTGCTTCCAGCGGGACAAATCAGGTACCAGCGGTGGCATTCAAGACGGGAATTCCTCAGGGATACAGAATTCAGAGCATAGAAGGTCAATGCGAAACGCTGTCTGCTAATCCAGCGGGGGGAATGAAGATTAGTCCGATAGCAGAAGGCATGGCTGTTCGCCGCCTCACACCGCGAGAGTGCGAACGATTGCAGGGTTTCCCTGATGACTACACGAAGATCAGCGACAAAACGGCAGACGGGCCGCGATACAAGGCCATTGGAAATTCAATGGCGAGGCCTGTCATGCACTGGATAGGAGAGAGGATTCAGATGGTGGAAGAACTATGAAGTTACTGAAACGAATTCGGACGATCTGCCTCGGGCTGTATCTCGTCATGCGCGGCCAGCCCGAGGCACCGAAGCCAGCACGCCGAATCTGCGCACGTTGCGGAAAGCCGATTCTCAAGCATCACCGATGGTCGGCTAAAGCGTGGCTGGACGATCCGAGGCCGCGCCACTGGGACTGCGACTATCCCACTGGTGAAGGGCACGGAAAGAACACAGAAGTTGTGGAGGTCATTCGGGGCATTGAAGAGATCCCCACTGCCTCCGCGCCGGAAACCCTTGAAACGCTCTGCGAAGCCGATTCCTCGCAAGCGTCAGAGGCCGAGGGTGCGGAAGACAGTAATTCGCCTTCATGGTCAGGAGATGCAGAATCTTCGCCGGGAGGTTTGGGAGAGGGACGGGAGACGGTGCGTTGTGTGCCGGAAGCCGTTGCCTCTGGATGGCGACCTGTTCCACCGAATGCACCTGGCACATATCCAGAGTAGAGGTGCTGGAGGTAGCGACACTCCAGAGAACACGCTTTGCAAATGTTTCCGCTGTCACATCGAAATTGAGCACACGAAAGGGAAAGAGATGACCAGTAAGGAGTTAGCGCAGCAACTGAACGGAATGGAATATCCGCTGGAGATTTCACAAGCGATAGAGGCTCAGGCTGAGGCGAGCGGCCTTGTGATCGTGTACGGAGCGAGTGACGACCTAATGGAATTCTCAGGCGCGATCACCGAGGAGTGCGGTGCCTACAAAGGTATTACGGTTGAGGTGGATGCAGAGGGAGTGCTTCCGCTATTCGAAGCCATCGCCAGCGATTGCGACAAAGATGCGCTTCGTAATTACTTCGCACGCGAAGGGCGCACGGTGTCTATCGAAGCGCTGTGGAACAAGGAACCGAATTACTCATGGACTTACAAGACGGACATCCCTCACGAAACGTTTGAAGTGATGGTCGATGGTGACCATTACTGCCGTGGAATCGTGTTCTCCTTAGCTGATGCCGTCACCATTGGGAAAGTGGCGCGAAAGTAACGACACATGGGCGCGGCGTGGCAACCGCGCCCTATCCTTTATATATGCGCAAATAATCCAGAATTCCCTTGACGTGATGTTTTATTGTAAATACAATTAAACACATGGAGATTACGTTCGATCCCGCAAAGAATGAGCGCAACGTCAAGGAACGTAGCCTCTCGTTTCAGCGGGTAGAAGAGTTCGATTTCGATACGGCAATTTATGTTGAGGACACACGGAAGGACTACGGAGAGAAACGGATTCGCTCCCTCGGATTCATTGAAGAGCGGCTCCATGCCCTTGTATTCACAATGCGTGGTGAGAAATTACGAGTGATCAGCTTGCGGAAGGCCAGCCGCAGAGAGGTGAGGAAGTATGAAGAAGCAACCAAGAAACGATAAAGAAAACCCCGAGTGGAATGACAGTGATTTTAGTCGGGCGGTCCCGTTGTCGGGACTCCCGAAGAGTATGCAGAAGGTGCTATCGAACCGTGGCAAGCGTGGCCCACAGAAGACACCAACCAAGCAGCTCGTGTCCATTCGTCTATCGCGTGAGGTAATCGACCACTTCAAAGCATCTGGCCCTGGCTGGCAGGCACGGATTGACGAAACATTGAAATCCGAGATCGAGAAAGCTGGTTAATCGGGAAATTCATTCCGCGAAGTTCAGAAATCTTTTTCGCAGTTTTCGGGCAGCTTTGCACAATGTTCAGAAAATTGCTATTGACTTCTGTGGATGAATCCCTTGTACTAAACACATTGTGGAGTAGTACGCACACGAGATACACCATAGAAAGGGCCGAGTAGGTAGTTCACTTCCGGCCCACATAGCGCAGCAAAGAGCGGCATCCGGCTTTGAAACCCGGGTGCCGCTTTCTTGTGTGCGTAAGTTTAGCGCCCTGCTTGCGATGGATCGCAGCGCGCTACGCGGGGACAAAGGCAAGCATTGCGGCAATCGGAGCTGACGCTCAGTAGTGAGTCGCGCGAACCCACGTCCCCGCACATTTCTTTCGGAGCCAGCATGGTCACTTATAACCCCAAGACGCAGAGCTTTTATTGTGACTCATGCCTGGAGGATGTTCCGATCCGCCGTGATGTCTCCGGGAATCCAGAGGAATTGTTCCTTATGTCGGAATTGGTTGAGATCGATCATTCCGAGTGCCCGAGCTACAAGGACGTGCGCATGGCGAAGTTAGCCCGCAGGTTCAGAAAGCGCGCAAAGCGGATTCAGCTCCTAGAGTCACGTCGGCAACAGCAGTTCTCGTCACCTTTCAGGGCATAGATAAGAGGGTTAGCAAAATGGCAGACAACCTTAGCATTAAGGAACAAAAGTTCTGCGCTGAGTATGTCATCGACGAGAACGGCACAAGGGCAGCGATTGCAGCAGGTTACGCGCCGAATTCCGCAGCAGTGGCCGCAAGTCGGCTGTTAAAGAAAGCTAACATCCAAGCTCAGATTGCTAAGCTTCGTGACAAATCCTTAGCAAAACTTGAAATCAGCCGCGAGAGAGTGCTGGCTGAGATTGCCAAGATTGCGTTCCTTGATCCCCGCAAATTCTTCAACAGTGATGGCTCGGTAAAGCAGCCGGGTGAGATAGACGACGACACTGCAGCGTCTTTGGCGGGCTTGGAAGTGTGCGAGCTCTTTGAAGGTGCGGGCGAACAGAAGCACGCCTATGGGCTGCTGAAGAAGATTCGCATTGCTGACAAGCGAGCCGCGCTGGAGTTGCTAGGAAAGCACCTGAAGCTGTTCACCGACAAGGTGGAACTCTCGGGTAAGGATGGTGGCCCAATCGAAACACAGAGCGTGCCAGTGGACCTATCGAGCCTAACCGATGAAGAACTTGAACAGCTCGCTCAAATCGTTGCCAAGTCTGAGGTCGATAAGTCAGGAAAGAAGTAAGCGCCAGAAACTGCGGTGCGAACAGAGCCATCTTGAGTTCACCAAATACTTCTTTCACCATCGGCAAGGGATTGATTTCCGGCTGAACTGGCACCATTACCTGATCAGTGATGCCGTCCAGCAGGTTATCGACAGCAAGCTAAAGAACCTGGTGATCAACGTTCCTCCCGGCTCGTCCAAGACAGAACTGGTGTCCATCAACCTCATTGCACGTGGGCTTGCTATTAACCCTCGGGCGCGATTCCTGCATATCAGTTACTCGGATGACTTGGCGCTGCTGAACAGTGCGACGGCAAAGGACATCATCCAGTCCGATGCTTATCAGGAGATGTGGCCGCTGAAGGTGGCCGACGATGCGAAGGCTAAGAAGCGCTGGAACATCGTAGTGGATGGAAAGATGGCAGGCGGCGTGTACGCGGTCTCGCTTGGCGGACAGATCACAGGTTTTCGTGCTGGTCACATGGCCGATGGCTGGCAGGGCGCGATTATCATCGACGATCCGCTGAAGGTTGAGGATGCGTACAGCAGCCCGAGGCGCAACGCGGCCAACCGTAAGCTGGTATCCACGGTAAAGAGCCGGAAGGCTAACCCGGACACACCCATCATCGTGATCATGCAGCGGCTGGCTGAGGAAGATCCAACCGGCTTCATTAAAGCTGGCAAGATGCCGGGTAAGTGGGAGTTCATCAACATCCCGGCGCTGATCGATGACGCGTATGTGAAGGCATTACCTCCGCACATTCGGGCGCTGATCAAACCGAGTGAGCGCGATAAGGACGGACGGTTCAGCTATTGGCCCTACAAAGAGCCGCTTGACGATCTGCTGGAGCTCGAATCGAAGGATCGTTACGTTTTCAGTGGTCAGTATCAGCAACGCCCTGCACCGCTTGGTGGCGAGATCATCAAGGGTCAGTGCTTCAAGCGCTACACGGTTCTTCCGACGCTGAAGTACATGAAGGTGTTTGCGGACACTGCGCAGAAGACTTCCGAGCGCAATGATTACAGCGTCTTCGAATGTTGGGGCCTTGGCGAGGACGGGCGAATCTATCTGGTCGATCTGATTCGCGGCAAATGGCCAGCTCCGGAACTGAAGCGGCGTGCGATTGCATTCTGGAACAAGCACAAGCCGTCCAGCGAGCACGATACTCCGCTCCGGCAGTTGGTCGTAGAAGACAAGTCCAGCGGTACCGGATTGATTCAGGATATTGAAGAGTCCGGCAATATCCCGGTCAGGGGCATAGAGCGTGCTAAGGACAAGCTGACACGCGTCATGGACGTGGTTAGCTACATCGATTCAGGGCTGGTGTGCATCCCCGAGGACGCTCCGTACACGAATGACTTTGTTGTAGAGAATGAGTCCTTCACCTCTGACGACACGCACGCTCACGATGATCAGATTGACCCGATGGTCGATGCGATCAACGAGATGCTGGCTAAGAAGCACCGAAGTATGAATGACGTTGTCTAGGCGTCAGGAGGAATCAGATGGGAACACCACTACCGAAACCCTTGGCGAACGCCAGCGATGCCGTAACGGAAGCCGCTGTTGAGGACGTCTTCGGTACCCGCATCCTGCTTGTTGATGGTCCGAGGCTGTCTACCGAGAGAATCACCGGACTGACTATGGGTGATGACGCTCCTCTAGTGAGCGCCGTTGTATATCGCGGTAATCCAGTTCGCGAACCGATCACTTGCACGATGCACTGCCATGACGACAACCAGCCTTTGAAAACGAAGCTGGCTGAACGATTCCCACTGATGAGCCGCCGTGATCGTCGGGCGATCATGCGGAAGGCAAAGAAGCTTGCACCAGCAGTCACGAAGCCAACCAATCAGGAATAGGCCGGGGGGTTAGAGCATGAGTAAGCGAAACGTAAAGCGGATTGCCAGCGCTCTTGCTCGCACCGAACGGCCTGTGAAGGTTGCCGATTCCATGGCCTCTGATGGTCTGGAGAACTTCGTTGCTGGCCTTGGTGGCGGTGCCGACAAGCGCAGCTACACCGGATGGAGTGTCGTGCGTCGCCTGACTCGCGTAGAGCTTGAGGCGATGTTCTGCACGAGCTGGCTTGCAAAGCGCATCGTCAACAGCGTTGCCGACGACATGACGGGCAACTGGCGTAGCTTCAAGTTTGGCGACAAGGATAACAACCCTCGCCTGGACGCTCTGAAGCAGGCCGAAAAGTCCTTCGCGGTAAAGGCGAAGTTCGCAGAGGCGACGCGCTGGGGCCGTCTGTACGGTGGCGCAATCATGATTCTCGGCACCAAGGACGTGGTGAATCCCGAGGATATGAAGTTGCCGTTGGACGTGACGCAGATTGGTAAGGGCGATCTGAAGTATGTGCGCGTGTTGGATCGCTGGCGCTGCGCACCGTCCGGAGCAATGGAAACCGACCTGGACAGTCCAGCATTCGGCATGCCAAGCAGCTACATTATTGCGGAGAGTTCGGTTGAGATTCACCACTCACGCATCATTCGTTTCGGCGGTGAGAAGCTTCCCTACTTCGAATGGCTGCGCAATGCGCGGTGGGATGACAGCGTCCTTCAGCACACTTTGGACAGCCTGAAGAACTACGACACAACCGCCGCTTCGATTGCGACCATGTTGTTTGAAGCCAACGTCGATGTCATCAAGTCCGACGACATCACAGAGCTGCTGGCCAGCAAGAACGGTGAAGAAAAGCTGCGTCGCAGGTTTGCAGCCGCCGCGCTGATGAAGTCGTTTAATCGCACGTTCCTTCTTGATAGCGAGGAATCCTATGAGAAGAAAAGCAACAACTTCACCAACCTCAAGGAAATCTGGCAACAGTTCGCGGTGGACGTGTGCGGTGCTTGCGACATCCCGATGACGCGCCTGTTTGGTCAGTCCGCAGGCGGTTTGAACTCCACCGGCGACGGCGATCTGCAGAACTATTACAAGATGATTGGTTCGAAGCAGGAGTCTGACCTTCGACCACAGCTTGAATACTTCGATCAGGTCTTTGTCCGTTCTGAGTTGGGCACGATGCCTGACGATTACGACACAGAATTCAATAGCCTCTGGGAAACCAGTGACGAAGACGAAGCCGACATCGATTACAAGAATGCGCAGCGGGATCAGATTTATCTGAACGCTGGTGTCGTCACTGAGGGCCTTGTTGCTTCGGAACTTCGTGCGCGTGGCACTTATCGCTCCATGTCGGATGAGGATGTTCAGCTCGCAGAGGAACTGAGTGAGCAGGCGCAAGAGGCTCGTGAAGCTGGCTTCGAAGCTCAGAAAAAGGGTCTGAGCTCTCCTCAGCAGACCAATGACCCGCAAGCGGAGCCGGGGGAAGCAGACCAGCCGCCAGCGGGTTCAGGACGCATCAAGCAGCCAGCAGGAGCGATGTAAACCCATGGCTGCCATAAAGCTGAGCATGTTCGTCAAGCTGCATCCGCACGCGGCGAAGTTGCGTAAGCGCCGTGGGCGTCGGTTGCGTCCAGTCCGGCCGTCACGGGCGAATGAGCTTTGGTATAAGTCCGAGCTGCTCAAGATCGTGAAGTTGCTGCGCTCGAGTGCGGAGCGTCATCTGCTTCCGGCGATCCATCACTACACCTTCGGTAATAAAGGTGTGGGCGATGCCGCGCCGCCGTCGATTAAAGATCAGTTCGGCACCATGCGTTCTGAGTTTGGCGGCATCGATTCGGTTGCTAAGCGTCTTTCAAAGGCTGCGGTCACTCGCAACCTGAAGGCGGTGGATGATCGGCTAAAAGCGATCATCAAGGAAGCAGTTGGCGTTGACATCACGGCGATCTTCGCCCACGACACCGAAATCATGCAGGCGATGGACGCGGCGACGAAAGCCAATATCGACCTGATCACCTCGATTCCAGAGGAGTACTTTACCAAGCTCGAAAAGGCGCTCAATGACAACTGGGTTGAAGGTGTCCGCTACGAGCATCTGGCGAACGCCGTGCAGCACGTTGCCGACGTCACAGAGAGTCGGGCCAAGGTAATTGCGCGTGATCAGACCTCGAAGATGAACTCGTCATTCAACCGAGTCCGACAGACATCGGTTGGCATTGAGAAGTACACGTGGCAAACGTCCGAGGATGAGCACGTACGCGAGTCGCACGCTGAATTGGACGGGCAGACGTTCCGTTGGGATTCGCCACCCGAGATTGATGGCGAGGCGTTGAATCCCGGCGAAGACATTCTTTGTCGCTGCAACGCGATCCCGGAATTTGACCTTGACGAGGAAGAGGAGGCGCTACTTGCTGAATCTCAAGAAGAGTAGTTGCACGGTCAGCGACCGTCTTGAACTAACCTCGCGAACGCTTACACCACAGGGCTTCCTTGTGGCTCCTGCATCGATTTCGCGCACAGGAGTGCAGCTATACCGCGCTGGCGAGTTGGGCATAGGCCGTGATTCAGGCATGGACCCGATGACGGTGGTTCGCTTGTACCGTCCAGCAGAGGAAGTATTCGACCCAGAGAGTGTCAGTTCGTTCGATGGCGCTCCAGTGACGCTCAACCATCCTCCAGGCAACGTGGTTAATGCTGCCAACTGGAAAGACAAGGCTGTTGGCGACATGGATGATGTCGCGAGTGATGGCGCCACAGTGAACGGCAAGATCACCGTTCGCGATAAGAAGGCTGTTGACGCCGTGGTGAGCGGTAAGAAGTACCTCTCGGCTGGCTATTCGTTCGAGCTTGATCCAACGCCCGGTACCGCAGCCGATGGGCAACAGTACGACGCGGTCATGCGCAAAATTCGCGGTAATCACGTGGCAATTGTCGATTCGCCGCGCGGTGGTCCTGTCTGCCGAATCGCAGACTCAAATCAACTAGGAGACAAAGCAATGCGGAAATTTGTGGTAGATGGGATCTCCATCGAAATTGAGGACAGCACGACTGCCGATCTATTCGCGAAGTTGCAGTCGGAACGTGACACCTCGAATCAGAAGCTCGCTGCCAAGGTAAAGGTTGGCGACAAAGAGTTTGTTATCGGCGATGCGGCCGGAATTCAGACTGCCATTGACGGCCTCTCGAAAGAGAATGCCGACATGAAGGCCGAACGGGTTACTCCGGAGCAGGTAGAGAAGCAGGTTTCCGCACGCGTCAAGCTCGTTGGCGACGCACAGAAGCTGGTCTCTGATTTCGCCGTCGATGGTAAGACCGACGTGCAGATTCGGCGTGAGGTTATCAGCAACGTCATTGCCAAGGATGAGTCCGCAAAGGGAGTTGTAGACGCTGTCCTTGGCGGTGTGGCTGTTGATTCCGCTGCTCCTGCAATGCTCGAAATCGCATTCCGCACGCTCTCTGCCTCGCCTAAATCCACGGGCGCAAAGCAGAGGACTGCTGCTGATGCTGCTCTTTCCAAAGCGCTGATCGGTGATAGCGGCGACCCTGAGCCGCAAAAGAAGCCCACAGGCCGCGATGCCTACATTGCCAAGATGCAGGACGCTTGGCAGGGCGATAAGAACAACTGCTGCAAGTAACCGGGCGCGTAAAGCACCGAGGAGAATAAAGAAATGATTCCATCTCTTAGCACTTACGGCAGCTACCAGCGCGATCTCGGTTACGCTGGCGAGCTGGTCGACCAGAATACTTACGAAGCAGAGTCCCTGCTCAACGATCAGGCCGTAGCGATTCCGTTCGGCGGCGTCGTTGCTCGTTCGGCTGCGGACAACACTTGCAAGGCCCCGGCTGCTGATGCTGACAAGATCATCGGCATTGCGTTGCGTCATGCGATCATGCCGACGTTGGGCGCTTCTGTTGGCGGTACCAACACGGTTCAGTATGCCCAGAACATGGAAGTTCCGGTTCTGCGTCAGGGCTTCGTGTACATCGCCGCGGCTGAGAACGTGACGCGTGGCGATCAGGCGCTTTCGCTGACTGCCAGCAATGGCACCATCGGCGGTGTAACCGGTGGCGTCGCTGGCGCTGGACGCGTGGTCATTCCAAATGCGTCGTGGGAGACTACGACCGCAGCCGGAAGCATCGGCATCGTGCGCATTAACAACTAAGTCCGGCCATCAGCCGAGTCACAAAGCCCTCTTCGGAGGGCTTTTGCTTTTAAGGACAAATTCTCATGATCAAGCACGTAATGATTGGCGACGGTCGGATGGTCGAGGTGGACGAAATGCGTTACAACGCGTTCGATTCGCTGAGCAGCAATCCGGCGTTTATGGCTGCACTGGCGCAAGACCCTATGTTCCGGGCTCGTGACGCACAGGAAGCATTGGCGTTCACCATCTCGCAGCTCGCCTACACCGAGTCGCAGGTTTTCGAAAAGCTGTATATCCCGATGCAGTACAAGCAGCTCATCCCTGTTACCAGCGAGGCTGGTGAGTGGGCTGACTCCGTACGCTACGAGATTTACGACTTTGCGGGCCGAGGCAAGCGCTCCAGCGGCAAAGGCGATGACATCAATGAAGTAGATGTCGCGTACGCCGATGCATCGTTCCCGGTGGTCAACGGCAACATCGGTTACGGCTACACCTCTGAAGAGCTTCGCCGGACTGCATTCCTTCGCCGCCCCATCAGCGACCTCAAGCTGCGGGCCGCGATTGAAGGTTACGAGCGCCACCTGAATGCCGTCGCGTTGTTTGGCGAGTCGAACCTGACTGGCCTGTTTAACAACCCGTACGTTCCCCAGGGCAACGCTCCGAACGGTGGTTGGATTGCGGGTCTGTCGGCCAACCCGACTACCTACATTCTGAAGGTCATTCAGGATGTCAATACGCTGATCTTCAACGTCTGGCAGAACACGGCGTTCAATGACATCGTGACTGACATTCTGCTGCCTCCCGCGCTGTTCAATTTCTTGGCCACTACGCTGATCGTCATCAACGGCGTGGCGACCACGAAGACATTGCTTCAGCAGTTGAAGGAAACGAACCTTGCGACCACGCAGTTCAACAAGGAAATCACCTTCTCCGCTGGGTACGGTCTGGACACGGCGGGATCGGGCGGCGTTAACCGCGTCATCGGATACGTAAAGAACCCGCTCCGGCTGGTGATGCATGTTCCTCTTCCACTGCGTTTCCTCGCTCCGCAGCTCGTCGGCCTCCGCGTGAAGGTTCCCGGTGAGTACAAGTATTCGGGAGTCGCGATCCGCTACCCGAAGTCCGCGTATTACATGGACGGCGAGTAACTAAGGCATTTAACCGCAGAGATAGCGGGCACCGTGCCAGGGCTGGGAGGGGTTCGCGCCCCTCCCGATTTTTTCCGGAGAAATAGACGATGGCAAAGATTCAGTTGAAGAACACTCGCACGCACGACATTACCTTGCACCTGGTGAGTAACGATCAGGTGTCTAGCGTCACCATTCCTGCCGCAAGGCCCGATTCGGAAGATGACAACAAGCTCATCCACGGGGTTGCTGAAGCCGATGGCGAACTGGTTGCAGCCGCCCGCAAAAAGCATGCGCCGGTTAAGCACTATTTCGATGAAGGCTGGCTGATTGAAGCGAAATCCGGCGAACAGAAGAGCGGCGATAAGGAGAAGTAACCCATGGCGGTGACCCCGAGCAGTTTCCAAGCGCAGTTTCCCGAGTTCGCGAGTTTGACGGCGGCACAAATCCAGTTCTGGCTTGATCAGTCGGATTCGTTCTTTGATGCCACGCGTTGGGATGATCTGCTGGACCTCGGGGTCTCCTACTGGGTTGCTCACCAGCTCGTCAGTGCCACACAGGACGCGGCAGTTCAGGTGACTGACGACACGGTGCAACAGAAGGCTGGTGACGTCAGCTATCAGCGTGATTCCACGTTGGTCAATCGCATTGCCGACAACCCTTACCTATCTACCAGCTATGGCAAGAAGTATCTCTACTACATGAAGTTCGTTGGCGCGGGCGGCATCGCGCTATGAGCCAAACACAAGGCGTGCAAATCACCGCAAGGTTAATCAGGGACATCAGCCCGTCCACATTCACCGAACTTAAGAAGCGCGTCAACGTCGATGCGAAGTACGTGAAGGTGGGCATTCCGAGCAGTGAGAAAGAAACAGACGGTACCTCACTGGCGATGGTTGGCGCGGTAAACGAGTTCGGCAGTCCGGACAAAGGCATTCCCGAACGTCCCTTTCTTCGTCCAGGCACGCGCAGAGGCAAGCCTGATTTCATTCGCTTGAATCGAGTCAACCTCGTGAAGATGCTCCGCAAGCAGATGAGCATTGACAAAGGCCTTGGGCAGCTAGGCGCGATGGCCGTTGGCAAGGTGAAACAGGAAATCAGGAACGGCGAATTCAAATCTCTGGCTGCTGAAACCATCGCGGCCCGTAAGCGTCGGCTGAGTCCGAAGTATCGCGCAAAGCTTGAAGCAAAGTTGGGCCATCCGCTGAATCTCGATAAGCCGCTCATTGATAGCGGCAACCTGATTCAGGGTGTGACATACCAGATCGTTCCGAAGGGTCAGAAATGATTGACGTTTCAAGGGTGATCAACAATCCGAGAATGCAGACGGCCTTCACGATCCAGCGTCCCTCGTACAGCTTCGCCAATGAGGGTGAATGGACGGCTGGTGCGCCTACGTCGCTTGCGTGTGTGGGAATCATCACCCCGGCGAAAGCAGACGACCAGACGAAGTATCTGCCTGAAGGACAGAGGCAAGCCAACGCCATCACGATCTACAGCACGCAGGACGTGCTCATGGGCAATGGTGATGGTCGTGAGTCCGACGTGATCATCTGGAACGGCAATTACTACCGCGTCCAGTTTGCGAAGCCTTGGGAGCAGAACGGCTATTACTTCGCCATCGCTACGGGGTTCATCTATGCCGATTGATCTAGCAACGGTTGAGAAAGCTTTCCGCGCGACGATCCGCACGCTACTGGCGATGCCAGCGAACTCCGTGCACCGCGCCAATCAGTTTAATCCGCCTCCCGCTGGTGGTCAGTCAACGCAGTTTGCCACCGTGCTGGTTACCGAGGTGGATAGCACCGGTTCGGACGATGTGACCTACGAGAGCGCTGATTCTGGATTTGGCACCAGCGGTTACGGTCAGGTCGCTCCATCCGAGGACGTAGTTGAAGTGATCACCGGAATGCGGCACTTCACCGCATCCGTGCAGTTCTTTCGTGGCAATGCGAAGTTTCAAGCCATGCGGCTAAAGACGTTGCTGCAATCGTCCAACGGCCTCCAGCAGTTACAAGCCGCTGGAATCGGACTCGGCAAGATGGGCCCGATTCGTGATCTCTCGAAAGTGACGGATACGTACTTCGAGCAGCGTTCCCACTTCGATGTGGAGTTCTACGTCGTCAACCAGGAACAGGTAGACATGTCGACGTTCGGCACGTTCCCCGTCTCCATCACCACAGACTCTCAATAACGAGGTAATCGAATGACGACCCCTGTTTCCAAGGTTGTAAGCATGTCCGTGAGCGTCGCTGCGGCGGCGCAGTCCACTAACGGATTCGCCGCGATGCTCTTGCTTGGCATTAGTTCTGCTCTGCCAATTGGGCAGCGCGTCCGAACCTATTCCACGTTGGCAGCCGTTGCCGCTGACTTCGGAACCAACTGTGAAGAGTACAACGCAGCCAGTGTCTATTTTCAGCAGTCTCCTCAGCCGGGGACGTTGCTCATTGGCCGTCGTTTCAACGTTGCGGTACCTGGCGAACTGCTAGGCTCAAGCGCTCCTGATTCGACGCTTGCTGATTATGCGGGAATCGCTGCTGGCTCGCTGACGCTTACCGTGGATGGCACGGCGGTGAACCTCACTGGAATAGTTCTGACTGGCGTTGCCAATCTCAGCGCGGTTGCGGCTGCGGTTCAAACGAAGCTTGTAGCCGTGAAGGCTGGCTCAACCTGCATCTGGACCGGAACGCAGTTCATTATCCGTTCTGGAACCACGGGCGTAGCCTCGAGCGTGGGCTTCTCCACTGCCTCGGGAGTGGGAACCGACCTTGGCACGATGATGGGCTTGACGGCGGCTGTGGGCGCAATCAGCACGCAAGGAGCGGCGGTAGAAGCGATTGCAGACACGCTCAATGCGATACAGGCCCTGAACGCCACCGGATGGTTCTACCTTGCCTTCACCAAAGAGATTCTGCCGGCTGACATCCTGAATGCGGCTGCATGGGCACAGGCGAACAATGTGATGTTCGGCTACACCGTGCAGGACGGCACCGCGTTCAACACAGTCCCGGCGCAAAGCACCTCTGCCATGCTGGCTTCACTTGGCTACAGCAACACAGTGAGCCAGTACGACAACAACGATCCGTACGCAGTGGTTTCTATCTTTGCGCGCTCTGCCACCGTGGATTTCGACCAGCCGAACAGCACCATCACGCTGAAGTTCAAGCAGGAGCCGGGAGTTAGTCCGGTGACCCTGACCGAAACTCAGAGGTTGGCGCTGGAAGCGAACAACGTGAACTACTACACCTACTTCGGTCAGAACAAGATGATCGCTGAGGGCGTCGTAGCCAACGGTCGCTTTATCGACGAGGTTGTCGGTTTGGCATGGCTTCAGTGGGCCGTGCAGTCCGATGTCTTCGCATTCGAGTACGCCGTGACTACCAAGATTGCGCAGACCGACCGGGGCGTCTCGAAGATCCGACAGGTGATCACCAAGCGCTTGGATAGTGCGGTGGACAATGGCCTACTCGCTCCCGGAACGTGGAATACCACGGATGTGACGGGCGCGGATGGAACCACGGTTGTGTCAACCGGCGATTTCGTCAAGAACGGTTACATCGTCTACGCCGCGCCTGTCTCTTCACAATCACAGGTCAAGCGTTCGGCGCGCATCTATGATCTCTTCACCGTCGTTGCCAAGGGCGCTGGAGCCATTCAGGGCGTTGGCATCGCACTCACCTTCGAGTCCTAAGGAGCTCAATAGCCGATGAAAGCATATTCATTTAAGAACACAGTCCTCGTGATCGATGGCGTAGAGATCACAGGATGGGCAGAGGGTGACGATGTCATCAGCATCAAGCGCCTGGCCGACTCGGCAAGTCACAAGGTCGGGGCGGACGGCAAGATGATGGTGGCATTGAGCGCTGATCACAGCGCGGAAGTTACCTTCAAGTTGCAACAGGGCTCAAGCTCGAATGCCTACATGAGCAGCCTGTTGGACGAGCAGGAAGCGGGAGCCGATATGTTCTCCCCGATTCCAGTGCTCTTTCAGGACACCTACCGCAACGATCTTGCCGAGGCATCTGCTGGCTACATCAAGAAGCCTTCGGACATGCAGCGCGGCACTGGCCTCAACACGCAGGAATGGACCGTCGTAGTCGAGTCGCTCAGCCTCGAGTACGGCAGCTAAGGGGAATAGCTAGACATGGCAACAATTGAAAAGATTGGAGGCCGGACGTTCTCGTTCGGCCTCGTGCCCCCAACTCGGGCCATCGTTGTGGAAGTAGCGATCGCACGCGTGATCGGCGAGCCGCTGTTCAAGGCTCTTACCGGCGCGGACGCCGAAATCGGAGACAGCAAAGAGCAGCTCCTGCAGGTTGGCGTTGCTGCTGTCGGAATGATGGCCTCCAAGATGGATGCCACCGAACTCCTGACCACCATGCAGACCGTGTTCGAGTTCATTACGGTGGACGGGGAACGCATCAACATTGACCGCGATTTCGTTGGACGGAACAGGGAACTCTGGCAGGTGTTCATCAAGGGCCTCCAGGTTAACTTCTCCGATTTTTTCGACGGGCTCCACTTCGATTCAAGCCAAGGCCTTCTGGCGAAGTTGACCCCATCCAAGAAGCGAACATCCGCTGGTACATCTTCCGGCCAATAATGCGTGACCCTCCGCTCTGCAGTCTTCGCGAGTTGCAGGACGGCACATACACGTTCAATGATTTGGCTGATTTCCACGAAGCAATGGACACGGAAGAGGAATATCACCGTCGTCTCGATAAGAAGTAGGAGAACAGCACATGGCGATCAATGCGGACGTTCTCGATAGCTTCTTTGTAGCCCTTGGCTTCCAGGTCGATACCGGGGGAATTGAGAAGTTTCAGGCAAAGTACGAAGAGCTGAAGGGCGCCGCATTGCGCCTTGGCGCTGTGGCGGCTGGTGCCGCTATCGGCATCGGTTTGATGGTGGAGAAAGTCGCCAGCAGCATGGGCGAATTGCAGCACTTTGCGGAGTTGAACAAGCTCAGCGCAAAGGAAGTGGCGGCTTACAACCGCGTGGCTGCGGATAATCTCATCTCTAACGAGTCGATGGAATCCAGCATTCAGAGCCTGAACGTGAAGACAGGCGAAGCCGCGGCGGGCGTTGGCCGTGGGCGCATGATCTTCGAGAAGTTCGGGTTGACTGCGAAGGATGCCACAGGGAAAACCAAGTCATTCAACACGATCCTTGGTGACGTTGCCGCAAAGATGCAGCATCTCAGCCGTCAAGAGAACATGGCCATGGCTTCGAAGCTAGGCCTTGATCCGAAGATGGTTCCGCTGCTCGAAAAGGGTAAAGCGTATCTGGACAAGCTCACGTCTGAGGCGCGGGCGGCAAACCCGTTCAGTGATGAGGACTATGAACGCGCACTGAAAGTGGACATCTTGTTCACGAAGGTGAAGCGGACGGTTGGGCTGCTCACTTCGCAGATCGCTGTGGCTCTGATGCCAGCCGTGCAGCAAGCACTTGAGAAGTTTCTCGCGTGGTATAAGGCCATGCGTGCAGACACGGCGAGCACGTTCAACCAGACGCTGCGCATCATGTCGGCACTGGTCGGAACGCTCTGGAACTGGATCTCGCTCTTAATCGATGCGCTAACCAACGCAGGGCGATGGATGGGTAAGTTCCAAGCTGCATCATGGATGGCAAAGGCCGCTGTAGCTGCGCTGATTGCCTACAAGATAGGGACGTGGGCCACCGGCGCGGCTGAGGCAGTCATGCTGCTGGTCAAGGCCATGTGGGGGTTAGAAGGCGCGGGAGCAGCACTTAGCGCTACGGCCTTTGGCGGCATACTTCTGGTGGCTGCGCTCATCATCGATGACTTGTTGAATTGGTATCAGGGCAACGAATCACTCATTGGGCAGTTTCTGACGAAGTACCCGAAGGCATTCAGCTATCTCAAGGGCGCTTTGGTAGTGCTCAGCGCTTTGTTTCTCAGGCTGAAATGGAACGCGATCACGTCTTTCGCGTCGATGACGGTCTCATTTGTAGAAGCGAGTGCGACTTGGATAACCACTTCCGTCGCGATGGCCGCTTCCATGATCAGGACAGTTGTGCTGTGGGTAGCTATGACGGGGCAGATGGTTGCTGCCTCCATCGCTTCATGGGCGCGTCAATCGGTGGCGCTCGCTGCCAGTGTGCTTGAGTGGATTGCTGCTCAGGCGTCAATGGTGGCCTCCGCTGTCGGATCGGCGGCGGCGTCGTCAGCCGCATGGATCGCTTCAGCCGCTGAGACAGTTTCAGCGTGGATAGCTTCTATGGTGGCAGCGGGAACGGCAACGTGGATTGCATTGGCTCCGATCCTTCTGATCGTGGCCGCTGTCGGCTTGGTAATCGCTGCGGTGTACCTGTGGTATCGCAACTGGGACGATATTTGCAGGTACTTCGCCGGAACGTGGGAGATGTTGAAAGAGAAGGTTCACGAGTACGTAGAAACGATCAAGGACGCGTGGCAGAAGGCTAAAGGGTTCTTCGGACTTGGCGGCAAGTCGACGGTGACTGTGCAGGGCGCGAACGCGAACGGTGGCTCTCAGGCGAATGGGCCTGTCAGTTCTATCGCTGGTCCAAGCCGTGTGCAGACTCTCGTTCGTCAAGCCGGTGCACCGGAAACCGGAAACATGGGAGGGCCGCAAGGACGCTTCTTTGGTGCGCCATCGCATCACAGCACGCATACCAGCACGCACACTACCAGCATCACCGGAACGCAGATTACGGTTGTGTCGAACGATCCTGAGAAGGCTGGCCAGTCAGTGAAGGAAGCTTTGCAGCCGAGTCATACACGCACCTCACTTCGTAATGCTCAGTCAGGGGTGCTCGCATGAGTCAGCCTGTAGCAATCATCCGCTCAGTGGGCGGCTTGGTATTCGATGCGACCTTTAAGGAGCATCACGAGTCGCCCGCTGAGGTAACGGAAAACCCTGTGGAAACTGGCGTATCAATCGCTGATCACATGTTCATGAAGCCACTGCGGGTAACGATCTCCGCTGGTGTCTCGGACGTGCAGATGACTCCACGGAAGAACGATCCGTTTGAGGGCGGCACCAGCCGTGCGCAAATAGCGTTCGCACTGCTGGGCATCCTCCAGTCTTCGTTCGAGCCGTTCGACGTGCAGACCGGGTTGAAGCTATACAGCAACATGGTTTGCACCAACATCACCTGTGAGCAGGACAAGGACACGGCGGGCGCGTTCATCTTCGAAGCTGAGCTTCGCGAGGTGATCATGGTCTCCACTCAGGTGGTCACCTATCCGCCTCGTGCAACCGGATCCACTACACGGCAAGGCGGGGCGAAAAAGCAACGCGGCGAAGTGCAGGGAACACAAGTGACGGACACAACCAAGCAATCGACGGTAAAGAAGAGCCTATTGGCTTCTATGTGGGGATAGCATGATCATTCAACTTCCGCTGTCGAGCGATCCGGTTCAGACCTTCATCACGCAGTTGGGCAGTGCAAAGTATCAGTTCGATGTGCGCTGGAATGACCGCTCAAGCCTGTGGGTTCTGGACATCAGCGACCCTTCATCGCAGACACCGATAGCGTCCGGCCTGGCACTTGTGCTCGGGGCTGATCTCTTGCTTCCGTACTCACTGGGAATCGGCGAGCTGATCGTCATTGACGAAACAGGCACGCACACCCCGGCAACTGTGGACAGTCTCGGCAGTTCGGTGAACGTCTACTGGCTCAGTCCTGATGAGTTGCCGTAGCTACTGAATCTTCGGGCGCTTGATTTCGAAGGTAGGCTTCCACTCGGTTGGTTCGTTGCACTGAGGGCATAGGAGCTTTCCTGAGTCGTCGATGATCACTTCATCCTCCACGTAGACGTTTTTGCATTTCTTGCACTTAACGTCGAACGCTGCGGAGTCGAAATCTAGCTCGATATGCATTTGGATAGTTTCCCCCACCCGGGCAGGGTTGGTCAATCAGATCACTTCAGAGTGCAGTTGTGCTCGCGTTTGGTCTTCGCCGCATGGTCTGCGATGGTCAGCCACTGCATGTTATCCGGCGAGTCCGGGCCATCGCAGTGCAGCGGTATCTTGTGGTCGATCTGATAGCCCGGGCACCGCCCACGCCGCGCACCGTTCGCGGGACATGGATGCTCACGCTGAAAGGCGAGCTTCGCCGCATGGCTGCGCGGTTGCGTGGAAGCATTGACAAATGGAACAAGTAGTAGCAATAAAGCCAGCAGTGCACGTTTAACCATGCTGGCCATCGTAAATTCTGCTTCACCGTTTACGGGATTTCATTACTTGAATCACGCACATCCGGTGTCCTTTCGGGACGCCTTTCCCTTTTTGGAGTGGACATGGATAGCAATCTTCAGTGGCTTCGGACTGTACAGGTGGTCGTTGGGAGCGGTGGGACTGGCCTAAGCATCGACAAATTGCGCATCAGCTTCGAGGTCACAAAGACGGTTGATTCCACGCCGAACATCGCTCAGGTGAAGATTTACAACCTCAGCCCTGACAACGAGGCGAAGGTGCGCACTCAGTACACGGACATCATGATTAAGGCAGGGTATCCCGGATCTAGCTTGCTCATCTTCCAGGGGAACATCAAGCACGCCTTCCACTACCGGGACAAGGCAGACCTGATCACGCAGATCGAAGCTGCGGACGGTGACAAGGACTACCGGAAGGCCACCATGAACCTCACGCTGGCGGCTGGCACAACGGATTCAGATTTGGTGAACAAGGCTCTGGCGAGCTTCTCTTCCACGATTAAAGGGCATATCGGAGTCACCAGCGCGCCGCGTATTCGTGGCAAGGTGATCAGCGGTATGACTCGTGACACCCTCTCAAAGCTGGCACGTGATAACGATGCCAAGTGGTCGATTCAGGATGGTGAGTTGCATATCGTCCCGGTCGATGGGGTGCTTCCTACTCAGGCGATTGTGGTCAACGCGGCAACCGGCATGTTGAACGCCCCTGAGATTAACGACCGTGGCATCCGGGTGAAGTGCCTCCTGAACCCTCAGATCAAGGTCAACGGGGTTCTGCAACTCAACAATAACGACATCATGATCAAGCGGCGGCGGACGCGGCAAGTGCTCAAGCGCACAAAAAAGCCTCCAACGAACCAGACTCAGCAGGTCGTTGCGCTCAATTCTGACGGACTTTACAAGGTCATCCGAATCGACCATCGCGGCGATAACCGAAGTAACCAGTGGGAGACAGAAAGCTACTGCGTTGGATTGGGTCAGCCTATCCCAGCCAGCCCTCAGCCAATTGGCGTTGACTCAACCGACTTGTACGACAACTAGGAGAGCTCATGGATTACACAAAGGCAGACGCGTTGCAGAGCGATGCGCAGCTCTCTGGAAGCATGGATGACGCGGTTATCGAGTACATCGAATCGCGCCTCAGGGACCTGCATACCAGCATTCCCGGCGTAATCGTCAGCTTCAACGCGGCGAAACAGACGGCGACGGTGCAACCGGCAATCAAGAGGATCTTCATCGAACAGGGCCCGGTGAACCTTCCGATCTGCACGGATGTCCCTGTGAAGTTTCCCGGTGGCGGCGGGTTCTTCCTGACGTTCCCAGTGAAGGCTGGTGATGAATGCGAACTGAAATTCTCGGAGCGTGCCATCGACTTCTGGTACCAGAACGGCGCGGTTCAGCTTCCGTCTGAGTATCGGATGCACGACTTGAGCGATGCGATCGCTGATGTCGGTTTGAACAGTCAACCGAACGTGATCCCGAACTTCAATGCTACAGCTTGCGAGCTGCGCACGCGTGACGGGGCGACGCTGGTGCGAGTGGATGCCGGAATCGTGACCGTCATCGGTCTAACAATCAACCTCAACGGCGGCACCGGGGGAGTGAACATCACAGGTGACGTCACCTGTGAAGACAATTTGCACGTGAGCTCTGGCGCGAGTGGAACTTTCACTAGTCCCACAGGACAAGTCATAACCGTACAGGACGGAATCGTAATCAATATCGAGTGACTAACCTATGAACACAGCCTATTTGGATACCACGATTCGAGAGTTAAACACAGTCTCCACCTACACAAATCAGGTGGTCACGACTGCGCTGGTAGAGATCAATGCAGCAACCACCGCCAACGCTGTTAACTTTGTTGTCACCCAAATCTTGGACGAACTGAACGACATCTTCCCGCAGTTAGCCGGGATTTCAGAGAAGGCCACAAACGATGTTTCTGCGATGCAGTCAGCGATTGCGGCGAACCTCGCGCTCCTGGCTCCCCTTATGGTTGCGCCTACCAACCTTCCTTCGCTAATTACGTGGGCGCAGGCGGTCATTAACACGTATCTAGGCCCGCAGACTAAGTACCTGGCGGACGCAGCCGAACTGGCTGCCAAGCTTGCCACTATAGCGGGGCTTATCGCTTCAGAGACAGCCGCCGTGACCTCTGGAATTGCAAACATAACCTCTGCGGTAGAGGCGCGCATAGCAGCTCTAGGAGCGAACTGATGCAACTGACGCGACGGTTGGACCTGAATCACGACATGACCTTTGGCGCTGGACTCGCTAACTTTGCGGTCAACGCTGAAGCCACCGCACAGAACGTGCGAACACGCCTCCAGACGATTCAGGGAGAGTGGTTCCTAGACACGGGCGCGGGCGTTCCATACCTCGACAACGATTATGTGACGAAGGCGATTACAGACAAGCCAGCAGACACCGCCTTCGCAGACGCTGTGATCCAGGCTGAAGTGCTGGATACCGATGGCGTGGACGTGATCACCTCTTATTCATCGAATTTCAACCGCGCCACACGCGCCTTCTCAGTAGCGATCACGCTCGCTGACATTTGGGGAAACACCGTAAATATCGAGGTGGTCTATGAGTAGCGTTGCTTCTACAGGATTCATCCTCATGCGCTTGGCTGATCGCATCACGGCCCTGAACACGGCCATGCAAGCAATCTTCGGGCCTGACATCAATATCGACCCGAACTCCATTGACGGTCAGACGCTCGGGACCTTTGCAGAATCGATAGCCAATCTGGACCTGTTGGCCGAAACGATCTACCAGAGCTTCGACCCGAGCAGCGCAACTGGGGCCGCTTTGTCACGGCTCGTCACTCTCAATGGCATCACGCGCAAGGTCGGAACCTATAGCCTTGCCTACCTCACTTGCAGTGGCACCAATGGCACAGTGATCCCGGTCGGTTCGCTGGTTACATCTGTCGACGGTTCCAGCACGTGGGAAACTTTGGATGCTGTCACCATCGATGAAACCGGAACGGCTATTGTGATGGCGCAATGCAGCGTGCTTGGCCCAGTGGTTGCCGCCTCGGGGACGTTGACCGTGATCTCTACTCCGCTCTATGGCTGGCTGTCGGTCACTAACGCGAGCGCGGTTACGGTTGGAACATCGGCCGAGACTGATGAAGAGTTGCGCATCCGACGTGCGCAGAGCACATCCACACCGGCGCAAGGCATCATCGACGCGGTGTACGGCGCAATTCTGAATGTGACTGGTGTCACGCAAGCGGTCCTCTACGAGAACGCTTCAGAGGCGGTTGACGCCAACGGGCTTCCTCCGCATTCAATGAACCTCGTAGTTTCGGGAGGCGCGGATGCGGACATCGCCAACACGCTTTGGACCAGGCGAAGCGCTGGCTCTACTCAGGTCGGGGCCGTGTCTGTCACGGTGAACGATTCGATGGGCAATCCACACGTCATGAAGTTCGACCGCCCGACGCCGATCAATATTTACGTTGTCATCAACGGGAACAAGCTCAGCGGGTTCCCGGCATCCGGAGTTGCGCAGATTCAGGCTGCTGTAATGGCGTGGGCCGATGCAAATCTGGAAATCGGAGACGAGGTTATTCAGTCGGCCCTCTACACTCCGATCAACACGGTTTCAGGTGTCTCGATTACCAGCGTGTACATCGGCACCGCGCCCGCTCCGAACAGTTCGGCCAACGTGCCCGTTCCATTCAACGCCACCGCTTCCTTCGATCCATCACGCATCACCGTCAACATCAGCTAGCCAGTTAGGAGACTTCCATGAAAAGGTTTCTTCATGTGGGCGCACTAGTGTGCGCTCTCGCAGCCCTGTGCCTCGGTCAGACAATCCAGACCAGCACTCCGAACCTTGGGTTTCAGCTTCCAGCCCTCGGGCAGCTTCTTTGGAACACTCCGGTCAACGGCAATTTCAAGCTGATTGACTCGCTGCTTGGCGGTACCACATCCATGCCTGCGAGCTTCTGGAATAAGGCTCTTGCCGATGTGGCGGTGACCGCAGATTCGGCGGGCCTCAACATCGGTAAGTTCACCGACACTGGCAGGTTGTCGGCATGGCCAGTCGCCTACACGATGATCGGGCCGGGGTCTGAGCTCGAAACCGTAACGGTGAAATCCGAGACGCCTTGGCTGAACTGCACCTCGGGTGGAAGCATCTCCGTCATCGATGACTTGGGCCACAACATCACGACGCTGACCTTGGCGGATAACTACGGTTCTGGCTCGACTCCATACTCCTACATGACTGGAATCAGCAAGCCTTTGAGTGTCATCGCAGCCAGCGGTGCGGCCTTGCTCCACCCTGTGTTCACCTCCCCAACGGGTTGCACACAGTACGCCACGGGCGTGAGGGTGGAACTGAAGGTAGATCAGCTTTCGACATCGATCAGCCCTCTCACGGCAAGCGTTGCGACGGCAGGGACCGTGCAGTTCTCCGGCTCTACCTTGATAGCCACCGATCCAACCGTGAATTGGAGCGTTGACAGCATCGCGGGTGGAAACACCACAGTCGGAACCATCAGCACATCCGGACTGTACACCGCACCGTCGACGGTTGGGGCGCACACGATCACAGCTACGAGCAACGCCTCCAGCTCGTCAACGGCAAGCGCCACAGTGACAGTCACAACAGGGAGTTAGCCGTATGACCATACAAGAGATTGCAGCTACGTTTCAGGCAGCCTCGGGAACGTGCCGATTCTGCGGGCGCTCTGACAAGCACTGCACATGGATGGATCCACGTCAGACCATCTGCAATCACCCTGAGTGCGTTGAGCGAATGCATCTCTCCGGAGATTCAGCGTTCCATCGCATTCACTCTCAGCGCTGCGCATGCGGCGGCTACAAGAGCCGGAAGCGTGCCTTCTGCCTCGGTTGCTGGGTTGCGCTGCCAGAGACCCTTGCCAAGATGCTGTTTGAGCCAGTGGAGCGCGGGTTCGGCTGCTACGTCGCTGAGGCGGTTGCCTATCTGCGCAGTCACGGAAAGGCCGCATCATGACGACAACGCTGCAGCCGGTTATCGGCTATGGCATGGGCGGGTACGGACTAGGCGGATACGGAGGATACCAAGCACTTCCGGTGCCGAGTGACAATCCGGCTCTACCGATCGATCACCTCGCTCTGGGATTAAGTCGAGTGATCACGCAATACTCCGAGTCGCCAAAGTTTCTGGCGTACCTGAGTGCGATGCTATCCATGGCGAACGACGTGGAAGCAACCCTGCAATCGCTCTACTCGCTGCCAGACATCGACAGCATGGAAGGCGTCAACCTGGACGTGATTGGGCAGATCGTCGGTGTCACTCGCGAGATTCCAGACTCAGTGCAGCTCACGTTCTTTGGCTTCGCGGGGTACAGCTACGAAACAGTCTTCGGTGAACTCGGTCAACTCGGCATCGGATCACGGTTCTATGAGTTGGGCGAGACCTACACCGGGACATCGACCCTCGGAGACATTGAATACAGGCTCCTGCTACGCGCCAAGATCATGAAGAATGCCTCGCACTCAACCTGTGAGGACATCCTCGGAGCCTTGGCCTTTCTGTTCAGTCTGAGCGCGGCCAATGTGGACGACTACGGCGGCATGGTCATTGGCCTTGCCATCGGGCGACAACTCACGGTGATCGAACAGGCGATTCTTGCGCAGCTTGATTTGCTGCCTCGTCCTGCTACCGTGCTGATCGGATCGATCACAACGTACGACTCGCTGAACTACTTCGGATTCTCTGACCAGCCCGGGGCGCTAACCTTCGGAGCTGGTGTGTTTGCAGAACTCATTCAACCGCCATCATCGGCTGATAACAGGCTGGTGGCGCGTGGTGAACTTGTGGAGGCAATCGCAGCATGACCACTTACGCAAAACCTTCTGTACTTCCCGCGTGGGGAGAGACGAATACAACCGCGGCTGACATGGTGCAACCGGCGACGGCGACAATCCAGACCGGATTCCCGCTCTCCGCTACGCCTCCAGCTCGTCAGACATTCAACTGGCTGTTCAACTGGTGTGCGAACGCGATCCGCTATCTCATGCAGCGCGGCCTTGTGGACTATGACGCCGGGGAAACCTACGGGCTCAATGCTCGGCTGATCGGTGACGACGGCAACACGTACGTCAGTCTCCAGTCCGGTAACACTGGGAACGCGCCAAGCACTTCACCGCTCTGGTGGGCACGATGGGGGTTGAAGATGTCCGACATTCCAGCCGCTCCGAGTTTGGCGGGGTACGCTCCGCTGGCTTCGCCTGTGTTCACCGGGAATCCGACTGCCCCGACTCCCGGAGTGGGAGACAACGATACAAGCCTCGCCACCACGGCGTTTGTGCAAACCGCTGTGGCGAATGCCGCGCCCAATCTTTCGGGCTACGCTCCACTCGCGTCACCGGCACTGACTGGGAACCCAACGGCTCCAACTCCCGCAGCCGCCGATAATGACACGAGCATCGCAACGACTGCATTTGTGAAGACGGCTACGGCGGGACTTGCTGCTACGAGCTCACTGCCAATATCTCCTACGTTCATTGCATACCAAGCGTTCGGCGGCACCTACAACACGCCAGCCGGGGCGCGTGCACTGCGCATTCGTATGATCGGTGCGGGCGGCGGCGGTGCAGGTTCAGGAACTGCT